TCGTGCATCGACACCGCCGCAAGCAAGATCGCCAAAAACAAACCTCGCCCGATATTTTTGACTACGGACGGTAACGGGACACAAAAGCGCAGGGCGAAACAACTAACGCAGTATCTTGACGGCCTGTTTGATTCGATTCGCATTTATGAGAAGGCGCAGAAGGCTTTCTTGGCTGGTTGTGTGTTCGGCGACGGAGTGTTGCACTTTTATAAAGACAATGGCAAGGTGGCTTGCGAGCATGTTCTGATTGACGAGCTGACAATCGACGACATCGAAGGCATGTACGGCGAACCTCGTCAGATTCACCGCACGAAGTTCGTTTCCCGCGACGTGCTGACCAGGATGTTTCCAAAGTACGAAGATGAAATTAAAAAGGCGACGGCTCTGAACCCGTCAGTGGCCACGGCAAGCGACATGGTGAAGGTGATCGAATCGTATCACTTGCCAAGTGGCGAAGGCGCAAAAGACGGCGTGCATTCAATCGCTATCGACTGCGCGACGATTCACTGGGAACCGTACGAGAAAGATTATTTTCCGTTTCTCTTTTGGAAATGGTCTCCGCGCTTGGTGGGATTCTTTAGTCAAGGGCTGGCCGAGGAACTTTCTGGGGTTCAGCTTGAGATAAATAAAATCCTGCGCAACATTCAGATCGCGCAAAAGCTGATGTCAGTGCCGCGCATTTTTATGGACTCCGCGAGTCAAATATCAACGGCGCACATTAACAATGAAATCGGTTCTATCGTAAAACACTCTGGTTCTCCGCCAACATTTGGTGTGGCTCCCGCAATGTCGTCCGAAGTTTACAACCACCTGGAAAACCTTTACCGCAAGGCTTACGAAATCACGGGAATCAGCCAGCTATCCGCGCTCGCCAAAAAGCCTGCCGGGATCACAGCGGGCGTGGCTCTGCGCGAGTTGAACGATATCGAATCAGAGCGGTTCATGGTGGTTTCGCAAAGGTGGGAACAACTCTTTTTGGATGCTGCCAAAATATGTATCGACCTCACTGAGGATATCTACACCGAAGACAAGGCTCTTTCAGTCAAGGCAAACAACTCTAAGTTTTTTGCAAAAATCGCCTGGCGCGACGTGCGCATTGAAAATGATAAGTTCGTTATGCGCGTTTACCCAACGGCTTTGTTGCCGACACAGCCAGCGGGCAGGCTGCAAACCGTTCAAGAGTTGATGCAAGCTGGTTTCTTGGCCAAGGAAGAGGCTCTATCCTTGCTCGATTTCCCGGACACCCCGCAGTCGATGTCTCTGCAAACTGCAAACCGCGACAATACGCTGATGATGATCGACCTTATGCTGGACAAGGGCGAATTCTCTCCACCAGAGCCATACATGGGCCTTGACCAAATGCTCCCAATCGTCCAGCAAGCTTATTTGCGGGCCAGGATCGACAATGAGGACGATGACCGCATGGAGCTTTTAAGGCGGTTTATGCAGCAAATCGTAGACATGAAGGAGAAAGCTAGGATCTTGGCAAGCGCACAGGCGCAGAACGCGGAAATGGCTCCAACCGCCGCGCCGGCTCCGCTGCCGACTAGCGAACTAATGCCGCAAGCTGAACAACCACAACCAATGTTGGAAGGAATCCCGCAATGACCACAGAATCTAGTCCCGCCACACAGTCCACAGCCACAGCGATACCAGTGCAAGCGATAGTTGAAGGCTTGCAAGGGCCAGAAGAAAATAACAAAGGTATTCATGCACCGGAAGCACCTCCCGAAGTTGATTTCTCGTCCAAGTTCGCAGCTCTTGCGAGAAAAGAAAAGGCTCTGACTCGCAAGCAAAAAGAATCAGACGAGAAATACGGTAAATTTGCGGAATACGAAAAAGCTTTAAATGACGCTAAAAAGAATCCGATTAAATTCCTTGAGGCCGCTGGATTATCATATCAGCAAATTACTGATTACCTGTTGAACGATGGCAACCCGTCTGTTGAGAATCAAATTGAAGAACTGAAAGCGCAGTACGCTGCCGATGCGAAGGCAAGGGAAGACCGCGAAACTAAAGAAGCTTCTGACAAAAAAGACGCGGAAGCTAAACACTATCAGGAGATTGTGGAAACGCACAAAAAGCAGATTAACGCTTTCCTGGATTCTAACCGCGACACTTACGAGCTTTGTGCCTTGCATGGTGCCGCCGAGGATGTTTTTGAGGTTATAGAGGAATACTATAACACTAATAATGAAATCCTGAGTATTGACAAAGCAGCCGATGCTGTGGAAAAATATCTGGAAGCGGAAGCAGAAAAGTTATTCGTAACTAAAAAGTTCGCCGCAAAAAGACAGAATCTCACAGACGGCTCGAAGACATTGCAGCCGATGGCAACCAAAACAATAACAAACAATATGGGCGAGTTCTCCGCGTCTGATTTTTCTCATTTATCCGATGAGCAAAGCAAAAAAGAGGCGGCGAAACTAATTAAATGGACTTAATTAAAGGGGATTTACAATGGGCTTAGACCTTACAAGTTTCGACAGTGCGCTAAAGCAACATTATACCGATGACCGCGTTGAGAATCTGGTTTACATGGACAACCCACTTTTGGCTCTGATGCCAAAGTATGAATCATTCGGTGGTCGGAACCTTCCGATTCCTTTGATCTACGGCAACCCACAAGGCCGTTCCGCTGCATTCGCAACGGCGCAGACACGCGGTGCCGCAACCTCAACCAAGTTGGAAGATTTCCTTCTGACTCGCGTTAAAGACTACTCGATTGCTACGATTGACAATGAAACGCTCGAAAGTTCCAAAGGCAACGAAAACGCTTTCATGGAAGCTGCAACAACTGAGATTGATGGCGCGATTAACGCTCTGTCGCGCTCAATTGCTGTGAAGCAGTACCGCGACGGTTGGGGCGATGTTGGTAAGATCGGTTCGATCTCCAGCAACACCATTACCCTTTCGGATATCGAGACTGTTACCAACTTCGAGGTTGGACAGCAGATTGTGGTTTCCTCTACACAAGCATCCGCTGTGTTGCGCGCTGGCTCTGCGATCATCACCAATGTTGACCGCGACCTTGGCACGATCACGCTGGATGCACTGTCAGGGATCACCGGCGAAACGGCTGGTGACTTTATTTTCTTGGCGGGTGACCGTCAAGACTCTGCAACGCCGTCGCGCTTGGTCCTTTCGGGCTTGGGTGCGTGGATTCCTGAGTCGGCTCCTAGTTCTTCGGCTTTCTTCGGCGTGGACAGAACCGTAGACGTTACTCGCCTCGGCGGGTTGCGCTTGGACGCTTCTTCACTTCCTATCGAAGAAGCTTTGATCGAAGCTGACGCGAAAGTAGCGCGCGAAGGAATGGCCCTTGATCACTTTTTCTTGAGCCACAAGCGTTATGGCGAACTCAAAAAGGCTCTTGGCTCAAAAGTCCAGTATGTGGACTTGCAAGCCAACGCTAAAATTTCATTCCGTGGAATTTTGGTTGACGGCGCACGCGGCCCGATCAAAGTTGTGCCGGATCAGAATTGCCCGAACAATACTTGCTTTGGTTTGAAGCTGTCGATGTGGAAGCTTTACAGCCTTGGCAAAGCGGTTCGCGTGATCGACACGGACGGTATGGCTCTTCTTCGGCTCGCCTCTTCGGACGGCGTGGAAGCACGTTACGGCATGTATGCGCAGATGGGCTGCCGCGCTCCGGGCGCGAACATTAACATCAAGCTTGCCTAGTTTCTAACTAAAAGCCTGGCTCTGAAATATGGGCTGGGCTTTCTTTTGAAAAAGGAAAATAAAAATGGCAAATCGTTTGTATCAACAGTTTCACCAGTCACTTGATCACGGCGTCGTTTCCATTTACGGATACGTCACTGTGGGCGCGGCTGGGGCTGTGTCCGCTTTTAAGGGGCTTGGTATTTCCAACGTAGTGGAAACCGCGACGGGCGTGTACACGGTGTCGATTGCTGATGCATTCCCGGCTTTCCTGGGTGCCTCCGCGATGGTGGTATTCAACGGGACTTCGGCTGTGGCGGCTGTCACTATGAAACAAGCCCCAACTACGGACCCAGGCCCGCTAAAATCAATTGTGCTTAACACGCTGGACTTTGCCGGCGCAGATGTTGAGCCTGATAATGGGGCGCGTATTTATTTCGAGTTTAAAATGCGCAACTCTGGTTACGTTCCTGCTGGCGGGGTGTAAAAATGTTGCTGTTGCCCAATAAGAAAAAAGTCGCCTCCATTATCGTAGCGTCAATGTCTCCAAAAAAGCCCGACTACGTCCAAAAGCTGGGCGAAGAGTCGGACACCGGAGAATATAAACTTCCCGATGGCGACGAAGACGATTCCCAGATGGGACTCAAGACCGTCGCTGAAAGCATCATCAAGGCCGTCAAGGAAGACAAGCCGGAAGATGTTGTAAAGTCTCTGAAGCAGTTCATTTATATGTGCGGCCATTCAGAAGACGAGGAAACCGAAGATGGCGACGATAACGGCGAGTGATTTAAAGCTGCGGGCGCGGCAACGGGCTGACATGGAGAACTCGGAGTTCGTTTCGGACTCCGAGTTGCTCTACTACGTCAACAATTCTTACGCTGAACTTTATGATATCCTCGTGGCGAAGTTCGAAGATTACTACGTCAAAAACCCGCCATACGAATTTACTTTGGCGGGCAATGATTACGCGGCGAATCTTCCCGCTGATTTTTACAAGTTGCGCGGCGTGGACCGTCAAAGTGGGAGTGACTGGTATAATCTTCGCCTTTTTCAATTCGAGCAGCGTAACGACACGGGGCGCGGCGGGGCTTGGGCACTGGCTGAGTCGCTGCGCTACCGGATTTACGGTAACCAGATTATAATTTCGCCAAACGATCAAGCAAGCGGGACTTATAAAATCTGGTACGTTCCAAAGTTCACGCCACTGGTGGCCGACGGGGACACTGTTGACGGTGTGAACGGCTGGGAAGAGTACATTGTTGTCGATGCCGCGATTAAGTGCCTGCAAAAGGAAGAGTCCTCAACCACGACACTTGAGGGCATGAAGAAAGCCTTGCTTGTCAGAATCAATGCAATGGCAACCAACCGGGACGCAGGCGAGCCAGAGCGCGTTACTGACAAATCTTTGCGTTACGGGATGCGTGATATTTTTGATGGCAGAGGGTGGTAAAAATTGGCGTCAATCAAAATTAAAAATTTGATTACA